TCCGACAATGTCATCATAGTCCTATATAAAAACTCTCTAATAAACAAGCTGTGATTGTCCTTAAACACCGCGATAAGTGTTGTTGGGTCGTTGGTGTAACCAAAATCCATTCCGTAAGAGACTAAACTTGCAGTTTCTGGAATCTTAGAACACTCTGAAAAATTAAATATCACTCCTTTAGTTTTTGTTCTTTGTCCTAATCCGTAAATTTTCCAGTAATCTAAATCAGTTTCTTTAAGTCTTTCTATTTCTTGTATTATACTCTTTTCAAGAAATGGGTTGTCTTTGTATGTAGTGATAAAAAAATCAGAATCTTCACGTGGTATTACTTTCTCATAAATCCAATGGTGTTCTTCTGATGGATTGAAGTCTAAAATGATTCTCCCGTTTGTTCTAAATATTAACTGTTGCCAATCTTCAAAAAACAATTCATTCGCTTCGTTTATAAAAAGTAAATCACGTTTACGTCCACGAATTTTTACTGGCTGGTCTAAAGATATAAATTCAACTAAATTACCAAACAATCTGTACTCGTGATTTGATTTGTTATGATTAAATTCAAAGTACAGTTTTTGAGCTTTGAGTATTTCAAAAAAGTCTCTCATTACTGTCGCTCTCAACGATGGGAAAGTTTTTCTGCAAATAGTTATGATTTTCTTTCTATTTTGTGAACAATAACTTGCAATTATCCAAAGCAAAGAATTGTAAGTTTTACCGCTTCTTGTTCCGCCTTGTTGAATAATTATTTTCTTTTTGGAATTTGCGAGATGTTCAAAAACTACATTAGTTTGAATTTTCATTTTTTATAATCTCAACTTCAATTTTGTTTGGCACACCTTCAGCTCCTGTGATTTCTTGTCTTTCAATATATCCGCGATGTTTACCTTTAGTTTTTAAATAAAATATTGTTGCAGTTGTGTTTCCTTTTTCTATTTGTTTATGCAATTCACTCTCTGCAAAATCTAAAGCAATGTCCTGTATGTCCTTTACACGATTAGCAAACTTGTCATCGTTTTTTATCCAGTCGTAGTATGTCGTTCTACCAACACCAACTTGTCTGCACGCGGTAGTAACAACTCCAAGACTTTTCTCTAAAGCGTCTATTAATGCTTTTTTATGCTGTTCGGTTTTGTTCACTTTCTTTGAATCTATTTTGAAGTTTAATTATTTCTTTCCTATAATGCTCAACCAATAAATCATTTCTATTTGTATACGCTTCTTCTAATCTTTCTTTCAAGTAAACGTACGCTTTTAGAAATACTGATTTGTGCATTGTTTTACTTATATATCGTATCAAGAGCTATGTTTTGATTCACCATATCTTGAACTAATTCAGCTAGAGCGGAAACTTGTTTATCTGTTAATTGATTTATTTGGTCTATTACAAAAACTCGTTTGGCTTTGCTGTCAATATGATTCAAGTCCATAACGATGATACTAAGCCAATCATTTAGTCTTTTACGATATTTTTTATGAACTTCAAAACTTCTAACCGCGTGAATGACTGTTGAATGATTCATTGATTTTCCATTCTCTTCATAAAACCTTGCGATGTTTGTAAGTGTGTTTTTTTTGTATTTGTATAACAGTGTGCTTAACAGAGACCTTGCTTCAACGACTTCTCTTTTTCTTGTATTTTTAAACACATCTACGTTTGTCAATCTCATTACTTCTTTTGCTATTTGTACGTTGTTTTTTTTCATAATGTTTTTGTATTAGTAATTTATAATATTCCCGTGATGATGTAGTCATCTAAATTATATTCTTTTTTTTCAAAAAATCTAATGTAATCTTTTAATGCGGTGTTTACTTTTTGCTCACCAGATTTATAAAACTCTTCACTACAATCATAAAGCGCAATGTCTAAACTTCCTTTGTCAATCACTAAGAATTTAAAGTTTTCGTAATCTCTCTTAAATATTTTACAATAGATATAACATTGCACATCATAGTGATATTTTTTTGCGCTGTATCGAAATGAATTTTTTACGTCATTTGATGTTTTTAAGTCAATGATTCCGTTTTCTGTTAGTATGTCGGCTTTGCCGCGAAAAGCATATCCGTTTAACATTTCTATACTTGGAACTTCAAATTTTGTATCTTTTAAAAGACGTAGAGCGTTTTCATTTTTTAAGAATGCATCGGCAACTCTTTCAGCGTTTTCTTTTTCTTTTTTCGTGTATACGACACCATATTCTTTTATTGCTTCTTTATATGCTTTTGTATTCTTGCTTGCAACGTTTATAAAATTTAAATCATAGAATTTATTTGGTTCGAGCAAAATCATATGGATGAGTCTCCCGTCTCTCAATGGTTGAGTTTCTGGATTGCCATAAAGCATTGTATAATGATAGACTTTTGGACTATCTAAAAGTAATTTTATTATTGAACTACTAAAAGCTAACTTTCCAAGCTCACCATAGTAAAAACTATCGTCGTGCATCTTGCTAATTAATTCTTCTTTTTTGTGTTCTTTGTTATTTAACAGTTTTATCATTTTCTATTTTTTCTTCAAGTTTTCTAGCTCTTAATACAGCTCTATTTTTTGCGGCTCGCCATTCACTAATTTGTCTGTCATACTCTCTTTGTCTTTTTTGCATCTGCATAACATAAGCACTAATATCAGTAAAAGCATTGAATAGCGCTTTCATTTCTGGTGTTTTCTTTCTTGCGTACCATTTTTTTAAAATTTCAACACAAACAAAAAAATTTGTTCTATAAATTACTTCTTCAATATCGTGTACGTTGTTATCCTTTTCAATCATTTTTATTAATTATGCTTGCTTTTTGTTCGCTAAGTAAATATACATCTTTCAATAGTTTTCTTTTTGTCCATAGTGTTGTGTCTGGACAATACATTTTTTGAACTTGTGGCATATCAAGGTAATTCAACCAAAATAAATAATTCCCTTTTGTGTCTTGAACAAAATAAAGTTTTATTATTTCGCTGTCCATTTTCATCAATTTGTCATACTTGTATTTTTCAAGCATTTTAGTTTCATAATACTTGTTTCTAAATTTCATTTCTATGACACATTCTTTATTATATTTAGTATAACCACGAGCGTCATAATGTTCAAAAGCATTTCCCGACCATTCTAAGTTCCATCCATCTAAATTTAAACTAAAAACCACCGCTTGCTCAAATTTATGTATCTTTTCTAACTTCATCGTAAAGAGTATTTAAATCGGAAATCCATCTGTTCCAGTCTTTTGGGTTACATCCACACGGCAACCAATACGAATGATTGAAATATTTTGAATGTAAACCAGCAATTAATTTTTGTTCATCTTTATTTATAGAGTTACTTTTTACTGATTTGAATTTTGTCCATAGCTTGATTTCTTTCTCATCCATTTCTATTTATTTTGAATTTGTTGAGTTTTTCTTTTCGTTCTTCACACTTACAAGACTCATATCCAAACCATTTGGTTGCAATATGATGAGCTATTTTTTTCCCTTGTCCAAGTGTAATTATTTTGATTATTAATTCTACTAAATCGCCAAGTCTCATATTAATGATATTAATTTTTGTTTTACTTTATTGTAAGTATTTCGTAGTCTGAAATATCCAATTTTGCTTTTTCTCTCAAGTTCCGCAATACTCACTCCGCTCTCAATAATTTCAAACACTTTTTTGTCATACCAGTGTTGTTTGTTCAATTCTTTTTGTATTAGTTGATATTTCTTTTCAATGTCAATTTTTGTTTCGTCTGGCAAATCTCTAATTGTGTCAAGACTAAATTTTTTTACTTTGCTTTTCTTTCTTATTAAATCAACATATAAACCACGAAGTAATTTAAAAACATAATAATAATTTATGTCGTCGCCATAAGTAAAATCTACACCTTTTTGTGAGTTTTTTATTAGCAAAACATACATAGTCTGAACAAGGTCTTTACACTCATCTTCTGACAAACCACCAAAAGTTGAAACTATTTCCAACCATCTTTTATGCTTTTTATATGCCAGCTCTACTTGATTCAAAACGGTATGTTTAAGGTTTTTAAAATACTTTGTTCATTACCTTCTAAAGAAAATCCAACATTGTTTTTTATTGATTTAAGTTTTATTGGATTATCAATCGGTGTTGGTCTGCCACCACTATCGGTATTTTTTACTTTTCTTATATGAACAAAACTATACATCCAATCGCTCGGATGTTGAACATATCTATGAATTACAACAAAACAATCACAACGGTTGACGAATTTACCGCCCCCTTCAACGTCAGAAGCCATTGGCGGAATTGGATGACCTGCATATTCATCACTGTCTTTGTGTTTCTTTCTCAACGCTTCTGTCGCGGCGTGTGTGCATAGCCATATGCTGATATTAAATTTTTTACAAAATACTCTTAGTTCACTTGTTGCTTCATAATCATAATCGTGGCTTGATAGTCCTTTAAGTTTGTTTCGGTCTTTCATCAAAGAGTTATATGGGTCAACCAAAAAACCTTGATAGTCCCACGCTTTTTTTATTTCTTTTGCAAGTTCTAAAAGACTGG